CAGTCAAAAGCAAATCCTCAAGTCTCGCCTGCCTGCGGGTCACATGGCCTACCCTGAAGGGCTCAGCGGCCCACTCAATAGCGAGACGGTCGTGATCCTCGGCTGGTCGCTGCTCACACGACACAGCACCGGAGACCTCTACTCTCACCAATGGGAAGAATGGTATAACGGCATGGAAGCAGCTCAGGCGGCACTCAAGCAGGGCCGCTACCAAGAGGAAAATATCCATCCAACCTACCTCTACGACTGGACCACTGGCCAGGGCTATCAGATCGAGGAATCCGCAAAATGAAAAACGCCCCTGAACCCACACGCGGAGCGCCCCCGAAACGGGGCGCTACCGCCTCCGCCATCATCAACGTCCGCGTGGACGCTGACCGCAAAAACCACTACACCCGCTTCGCGAAAAAGCGACGCGATGGAGACAAGACCCTCGCGGGCCTTGTGATCGAAACACTCGACGCGGCGACTGGCTACCGTGAGGAATGAGAACGATAAGGATCAGGCACAAAATGGGCGGGCTTGATGCCGCCTCGTCTAGTGCCTCTCAGCCCATTTTGTTGACCTGCATCCGCTGGTTAGGGCTGCTGGTCTGGAGCTTTGAAAACGCGACAGCGCGGAGACAGTGAAAATGATTTGAAGTATTTAGTTGCAATAACTTCAGCGCGCCCGATAAGTAGGGGTAGTCAGAAACAACCAAACCCGCCGAGGCGGTCAAACCTCGATCTCAAAATATGAAAAAGCTAGTCGCCAAAAACCCCGTAACAGGACTCTACTTCAACGGCAGAAACTTTGACGGCACCGTCGAAGAGGCCATGACTCTACGCCCTGGAACTACCGCTGAAACCTTCCGCTTTTCTTGGGCTTGTGGCGTGGTGGTCGAAGAAGTCGAAGTGACGGAAAAGCTCACGGTTGAAGTGCGGACATACACCACATCAATCGGCAGAAAATACCGCTATGTGAAGCGCAGCGATGGCGCTGAATTTCAGGTGGTGAAAGCAGGGGTAGGATTGTGGGTGATTGAATCACAAAAAGACTTCGCCACTACTTCCGCCACCACGCTGAAAGCCGCGCTGTGCGACATCGTGAATAAACAAAGCAAAATCACCGGCCATGCCCGCACCTAAAGGAAACAACTTCGCAGCCAAAGACGACGGGGAGCGCGTAGCGTTCCCCGTCAATGTCCGAGGCACCGAAACCGAACGGAAGGCTTGGCGCAAAGCTGCCGCTGGCCAGAAGTGGAACGATTGGGCGCGGGATGTCTTGAACGCCGCCGCAGTCCACAAGACGAAATGAGCAGCCCTAACAAGTAATATCCTGCCCATTTTTCTTGATTTTACCCCCTAAATCGGAAAGTTTGCGCCATGAAGAAGGCGGAAATGCTCGAACAAGCACGGCTCGTCTGCCGTGTGCGCCGGTTATCTCGGCACACCGAATCCACTTACATCGGGTGGATTGCGCAATTCGCAGACCACATAAAAACATGCCCGTCTGCCACCCGTGAAGAGCGCGTCCGCATCTTTTTAGAGCATCTGGCACCGCGCTCCGCCGCATCAACGCAGAATCAAGCACTCAACGCCATCGTCTTTCTCTACCGCGACGTGATCAAGCAATCCCTCGGTGAGATTGGCAAGTGGGCGCGTGCGCGTGTGCCTAAGCGTCTGCCCACATGGCTCGCGCCGCAGGAGATGCAGAAATTACTCGCCACCATGCCCCCGAATGCGCGTCTGATGGCAGAGTTAGCCTACGGGTCCGGTCTTCGCATCGCTGAACTGCTCGCGCTGCGCATCAAAGACATCGACCTGCACGCATGCCTGGTCACCGTGCGCGGCGGCAAAGGCGACAAAGACCGCATGACCGTTCTCCCCAAGTCGCTCGTGCTGCGACTGCATGCCCACCTAGATCGTGTGCGCGTCATCTATGATCGGGACCGCGCCGCTGGTGCGAATCCCATCTATCTCCCCGACGGACTAGAGCGCAAATTCCCCAACGGAGGCCGCGAGTGGCCGTGGTTCTGGCTTTGGCCGGCCGCGAATGAAAGCACCGACCCACGTCTCCACATCATCCGTCGTCATCACTTGCATGAAGCCACGCTCGGCAAGGCACTGCGCCTCGCCGCGCATAAAGCAGGCATCTCCAAACGCGTCACCGCACACACGCTCCGGCATTCATTCGCGACGAACCTCCTCGCTAACGGTGCTAGTATCACGCAGGTCCAAGAACTCCTCGGTCACAATTCCGTCGAGACCACGCAGGTCTATCTTCATTGTGTCCCGCAATTCGCCAGCACCATCACCAGCCCGCTCGATGTGCTGCCAGAAGCCTCGAATGTGGTCCCCTTTGTGCGTGCCGCTTAGATACCCCCCCCCATCTTTGACACCGCCGCCGCATGAATGGCCGCTGTCACCATCGCCGATCTCACCTCGGACTATCGCTTCCACGCCCGCATTCTGCATGCGGGCTCCAATACCGCGCAGCTTCAATGGCTGACCGATCAATACCTGCTTCTCGCTGAAGACCGCACCGGCGCTGAGATCACCGCGCAGGCATTCGAGGGCTCCAGCCACTCCGCACAATTCCGCGACTCCACGCCCGAGCAGCGGCGCATGGCCATTCAAGCTGCGATCGAAGACCTCGAATCCGTCATCGCTGGTCAAGTCGCCAAGTCACTCGCCCGCCCCTTCGGCTTTCGCTTCGCCCCTGGCTACGAGCCCGCCGCTGTGCTCGGCTAATCCCCACACGCCATGGCTAAACGCAAATCTTCCACCACCGCGCCCGCGTCCATCGCCAGCGCATCGCCCATCGTCAACGCCGCCACGACGACGACCAGCGTCGGCAGCTACCGCAGCACCCCGCGACTCACGCCGTGGAATTCCAAGAGCGTTGAGCGCATGCAGCGGTCCAAAGACATCGTGCAAATCTCCCGCTTTTTGCAAAGCGAGGAAGGCATCCCCCAGGTCCGCTACGGCATCCAGCAGCTTCCGCGTGAAGCCGTCGGCAAGGGCATCGGCTGCAAGTCCATCTCACAAGATGCCGCCTTCCGTCGCGATGCCACCGCCCTCTTCAAAAAATGGGCCGATTCCCCCGCCATCGATATCCGCAAGGAGCACAACCTCTTCGCGATTCAGCCGATGCTGCTCTCCGCCATGCTGGGCGATGGTGAGCTTTTCATCCTGCCCGTCTATGAGCCGACCGGCGCCTCGTGGTCACTCAATGATCGCAGCAAGCGAGCCTTTCAAATTCAACTCGTGAGCCGCGACCAGCTCACCAATGGCGACGTGCAAAGCGTCGCTGCCCGCAAGCTCCGCTGGTTTGACGGCCTCCAATACAACGGCCTGGATCAACTCCAGCTCCTGCGTCTGAATCAAGACCCCGACGCCAGTGGTTATCTGCTCTCTAAAGCGTTCACCGACATCCCGGCGGTCAATGCCATGGGGCACCGCAATATTTTTCACCTCAAAGACCCGACACGAATCCACCAGTATCACGGTGATCCCGTCATCTTCGCGAGTGGTCGCGATCTGCTCGATTCGCTCGATCTTAAAGCCCTGCGCAAGCACTCGGCCAAGGTCCGCGCCTCGCTCCTCGGTGCCACCACCACCCGCGATGGCAAGATGCTCAATGCGATGCAGCAGATCGCGCTCGCCGAGCAAGGTGGCAACCCCACCGCCGACACAGGCCGTCGCTTCGTCGAGGTCGCCGAAGGCGCAGTGTTCCTGCCGATGTCGGACAACGAGTCCTTCAACTTTTTCAACAACCCCCAAGAGGGCATCCCGTTTCGCGAGATCCTCGCCGATCTCCTCCATCCCTTCATGTTTGAGTTGAAGTATCCACCCGAGTGGATCTTCACCCGTGGCAAAGTCGGTGGCGTGGAATATCGCGGACTGCTCCAGCAGGTCGCCCGCGCTCACGAAGGCCTCCGCGCCCGCTTGTATCCCTTCCTGGAATGGCTGTGGGAAAAAGTCATCGGCACCGCCATGATGCCTGGTGGCCCACTGTTCCAGTATGCGAACATCGCCGACTGGAATCAGATCGACTTCGTCACCGATCCTGATCCCACCGTCGATGCCGGACGCGACAAACGCGCCGACCTCGAAAGCCTCGGCGAAAACCTCATCACGCCGGACGATCTCATCGAGCGCAGCACCGGCCAAGATGGCGAAGCCGTGCGCCATGCCGCCATTGATCAAAAGCTCGACAGCATCCGCTACGCCATCGCCCGCGCCAAAAACCTACCCCTCGACCAGGTCGAAATCCCTGCCTCCGTCGCCCTGGCCATCGGCATGGGCCTCAAGACATTGCAGCCCGCCTCCGGCATCCTCACGGCCCTCAATCCCGCCACCCTCGCCGCCGACATCGCCGAGCTGGATGCCTAGAGTTCGTTGTTCACGCTTCAGTGTCTCCACGCGGCTTTGACATGCGTCCGCCAGCATGTCCCGCAAGACCTGGTTCACCATTCGCAACGCCGCCTCCGCCGAAGCCCCCGCTGAAATCTCCATCCACGACGAGATCGGCGCATGGGGTGTCAGCGCCAAAGATTTTCTCTCCCAGCTCCGCAGCATCGCGGCCGCGACTCCGATCACTCTCTCCATCCACTCGCCTGGCGGTGAGGTCTTTGATGGTCTTGCCATCTATCATGCGCTGAAGGCACGTGGGAACGTTACCGTGCGCATCGAAGGCCTCGCCGCCTCCATGGCCTCCGTCATCGCTATGGCAGGCACGCGGATCGAGATGCCACGTAATGCTTTCATGATGATCCACAACCCCAGCGGCTTTGCGGTGGGCGACTCTGCTGACATGCGCCAGCTCGCCGACCTGCTGGACAAGATCAAAGGCAGCCTCCTCGCCGCTTATCGTGAACGCACGAAAAAGAGCGACGAAGACCTCACCGCGATGATGGACGCCGAGACCTGGCTCACCGGTGAAGAAGCCGTCGAGCACGGCTTTGCCGATGCCACCAGCGACGAAGTCGCCCTCAGTGCCTCCGCTTTCAAGACTGCCCGCATCACCGCCGCGCTGCGTCATGTGCCGAGTGCCCTCTTTGACATCGCGCCGCCAACGTCGCCATCGCGCACTCCCACCCCCATGAAAGCACTCCTCGCCCTCGCCTCACTCGTCGGCATCACCGTCAAGGGTGATGAAACTGAAGACCAGCTCACCGCTGCCATCACCGCGCACAAGCCGCAGTCTCCGAACGTCGTCATCGACTTCGAAGACGCCGCTGTGAAAGCCGCCTTCGCTGCCAGCATCACCGAGGCCACGAAGGACGACAAAGCCAAGCTGACCGCGCTGGAAACTGAGCTCGCCAAAATCACCGCCCTGCTCACCAACGGAGCCGCCGGTGCTGCCGGTGGCAACGCTCCCATCCAAGGCGCTCAAGGTGGCATCGGCAACCCCGCGAACACCATGACCCGCGCCGCCTTCAACCAGCTCCCCCACGCCGAGCGCAACGCCTTCATGGCAGCCAAAGGCAAGCTCGAAGACTGATCGCAGATTGACACCTCAAACCCAACACACCCCCACCTCTCACTAATCCAAATATATGGCTAACGACATCTCACTCACTGGACTCACCGAAACCCTCTATGCCGCTCGTGATCAAGTCGCGATGGAACCCACCGGCTTCGCCCAAGGCGTGATCGTCAACGGCGGTTCCGAAGGCATCTCCGCTGGCGGCACCGTCACTTCGCTGCGCACCACCGAGCCCACGCTCGAGACCAGCTACACCCCAGCCATGACGGTGCCTGACGCCGCCGACATCACCACCAGCACCGAGACGCTGACTCTTTCCTCCTACGCGGGAGCCTCCATCCCGCTCAAGGGCGAGCAATTCGCTCAGCTCTCCAAAACCGTCGGCGCAGAGCTTGCTCTCCAGCAGCTCTATAAGCAGGCCATCCGCAAAATGCGCAACAGCATCGAGGCCGCAATCGGACTCGCCGCCTACCAAGGCGCAAGCCGCGCTGTCGGCACCGCTGGCACCACGCCATTCGGTTCCAACTTCGAGATCCTCGCGGATCTCTACCGCATCCTCGAAGACAACGGCACCCCGATGTCTGACGGCATGCTCTCGCTCATCCTCAACACCGCCGCTGGAGCCAATCTGCGCAAGCGTTCGACCCTCACCAACGTGGGCGATGCTGGCACGGACGCAACACTGCGCCGCGGTGAACTGCTCAACCTCTTCAACATGTCCATCCGCGCCAGCGCGGGTGTGCAGGCTCACACGAAGGGCGCAGGCACGGGCTACCTCATCAACAACGGCAACATCGCCGTCGGCAGCACGACTCTCACTGTTGACGGCGGCACCGTGAACAGCACCGGCATCAAAGCTGGCGACATCATCACCGTGGCCGACGAGCCGACCGCAGGCAACTACGTCGTCAAGACCGGACTCACCGCGACCTCTGGCAGCTTGGTGATTAATCATCCCGGCCTGCGTGGTGCCATCGTCAACGACAAGGCCGTCACCGTCGGCAACAGCTACACTGCCAACGTCGCCTTCCACAAGACCGCCATCGAGCTCGCGATGCGCCCGCCAGCACAACCTCCCGGCGGCGATGCCGGCGAAGAGATCGCGGTGCTGGTGGACGCTGACACCGGTCTCTCTTTCTCCGCCCGCCTCTACAAAGGCTACGGTATGAGCGAGATCAAGCTCATGGCCTTCTACGGCGTCAAAGTCTGGAAGCCTGAGTTCGTCGCCACGCTCCTCGGCTAATCGTGAGACTCTCACCCGGCGCGGTTATTCTTCGCCCGCCGGTGTCCCCTGCGCCGCGTCCCTTTTGGTTGGGGGACGCGGCGTTTTTTTGTGCCTTCACGCTTTGACATTTCCACCCCGGCATGTCCGCCGCCCTCGTCACCAGTGAAAAGCTGCACCTCGCCACACTGTTGCAGCGGAACCCCTGCACCATCCTGCTCAACAATCGGCGTCTGCCTGCGGCCTTCATTGCGCGGCGTGGGGTGAAGTTTGAGAACGACGGCGGTGTCATCCAATCGCGCACGATCAAGATCGTCGTGGCCTGCGCTTTGCTGCCCACCGCCGACCTCATCGACGCCACCACCGACAGCACCCGCGCCGTGCGTTTCACGCACGTCGAAACGGGTCGCGTCTATCAGCTCGCCACCGACGCCGGAGCACCCAACGAGTCCCCCCACAGCGTCTTCTGGACACTCACCGGCCAGCAGATCACCACGCAATGATCACTCCGACATATCATGCGGCGGCTGGTTCGCGTTTCGAAGTCCAAGAGGCATTTGAGTTTGGAGTCTCTGGAGTCGTGAAGGTGGATCCCGTGGCGGTGCTATGTTGCGCACCTGATTCAGTCTATCACTCGCTCCCTGGAGTCGAGTGTTTTAATGCTTCCCGTGACGTGAGGAGCTTTGTCGGCGGCGTGCCTGTGGTCGCCCATCCTGTCTGCGCCCCATGGAGCGCCTACTGTGCCCACCAGTGGAAACCCATCGAAGGCGTCAAAGACCTGGGGCCGCTATGTGTCCACTGGCTGAGAAAATGCGGCGGAGTATTGGAACATCCTGCACACTCCAGACTATTCGAGCACTGCAACCTACCACGACCAGGTGAAAGCAAAGATGGACTGTGGACGATTGAAGTCAGCCAAGCGTGGTGGGGTTATTCGATGCTCAAAAAAACTTGGCTGGTCTTTTGCGGCCTAGAACCCACTGAAGTCATGCCGACAATCCCCAACCAAAAGCATCACCCCAGAAGCGGCGAAGGTGACCGACGCAGGCAGCAGCGAATGAGCAAGCATCAACGTGCCGCCACCGTGCCAACATTGGCAAGGTGGTTGGTGGAAACAGCAAGACGGGCAAAGTGCCCAACCGAAAACACGCAATGATCAGCGCCAACGTCCAACTCGGCCCGTTGCTCAAAAAGCTGCGGCAGGTGCCGCGTGAGGCAGCGGCGATCATGGCGAAGGCCATCGAGGACGACGCACGTGGCTTTGTGCGCGACATCGCCGCCATCACCCCGCCCAGCATGAACAAGACCGACGTTGCATCCAAAAAACGTGGCGAGTCTGCCGTCATGCGCGACGTGTGGAAAGTCTATGCCACCCCCGGCAAACTTTATGCCATCATCAAGGCGCGAGACGAAAAACTCGCCGCCGCATTTTGGGCAGCGGTAAAGCATAAAAACTGGCCGCAAGCTGCCCGCATTTGCAAAACGCTCGGACTCAAAGAACTCATCGACTTCGGCAGCGACGACGGAGCCGCCCACGAAAAACGCCGAGGTCGCAATGGCCGCGTCACCGGCACCAAGCCGAGCGAGCATGTCCGTGATGCCCGCTATGTGAAAAGCTACATCAAGCAGCAACAGTCCCGCGTCGGTCTGCTCGCCTCCGGCTTCGCGCCCGCCGCCGCCCGTTTGAAGACTTCGCTTCCGACCTGGATCACCCGTCATCGGCAAACCGTCGGCAGCATCAGCGTCATCCCTCGCCCAGACCAATTCACCATCGTCATCACGAATCGCGCCCGTCATGGTCGCGCCAATGACCTCTCCCGCCGCATGCAGTTCGTGTTGCGCTCCGGCAAACGCCAAAAACGTCTGCAAAACTCCATCCGCTACAGCATCCGTGCTGCCCTCAAAAAGTCACGACTCCAAGTCGCGTGAGATCGTGACCCAGGCTGCAAGCCTGTGCCCTCTTTGACATCCACTCACAGTCACCATGGCAGACATCTCCATCACCGCTTCCAACGTCATTGGCTCCGCCGCCGCACGGCGAGTCAGTAAATCCGCCGCCAGCACCATCACCGCAGGCCAACCCGTTTATCTCACCAGCGCCGGCCTCGTCGCACCTGCGGACGCCAACGCCTCCGCCACCACCGCCCAGGTCTTCGGCATCGCTGAAAACGGCGGGGCCACCGGTCAACGCATCAGCGTCATCACGCAGGACCCTGCGCTCGTGATCGGTGCCACCGTCGCCATTGGTGACGTGCTCGTTCTCTCCGCCACTGCCGGTGGCATCGCTCCCGCTGCCGACCTGGTCACTGGTCATTTCTGCACCGTGCTCGGCGTCGCCATCAGCACCACGGCCATCAATTTTGCGCCGGTCGCCGCAGGCGCAGCCAAAGCCTAAACCCTGTCCCCTCATGCGTTGGAGCGCCGGTGACCGTGCAAACGGCACCGGCGCTTTTTTTCTTTTTTTTCCTTTTTTTTCTGCCCTGTCAGCATTCACCACTCACCACCAGATGCCCTCCACCTCACCCGCCGCTCATTTCAGCACGATCTTTGCCGACTACTCCGCCAGCGCCGCCGCTTTAGCCCTTTCCGGCGTCCCTAGCGCGTCGCAGCTCCCTCGCCGCACACATTCCTCATCCAGCGCCCTCACGCATCCACACGCGTTGTTTGAGGTCGAGGTCGATCCCGAGTCTGCCGACACCCTACTCACCCTCACGCTCAACCTGCGGCTGCAAATCAACGTTGGCACGGAGACCGGCCAGACCACCCGCACTCAGGCCCACGCCTGGCTGCAAGCCCTCCGCCGTCTGCTCGACGACGACCAGCTCGGCACCTGGCAGACCTTCATCCAGGCGCAAACAGACGCCTACCGCGAAGGCTGGGACATCCAGGCCATTTACCCGGGCACCATCACCGACGACTACAATGAGGAAAAAACGCTCCTCACCCTCACCGCCCCCTTCCAGGTCGTCACCTTCTGGAACAACGTGTGACACAGGCTGCCAAGCTGTGGTTCGCACATCGCCAGTTTGACACCGCCCGCTCGGTGTCATGACTCCCCTCTTCACTTCTGGCACCCGTCCCAGCTCCCTTAAATCCGAGTCCGGTCTCTTCGTCACCGACTTCTCGGTCAAGCCCACCCGCACCTATGACGACGTGCTCGGCGTCGCCGCAGGCGGTGCCGTCCCTGAGCTGCTCTACACCGAGGCCTACGGCCTCGTGACCGACATCACCCTCACCGGCATGCCGATCCCCACCAGCGGTGGAGCACTGCAAGGCCTCGCCGCCCTGGAGGATGCCGACACCCTCGCCAGCCTCGCCAACCTCATCGACGACGAGGTCTTCGGCCTCACCCTCAGCACCGGCACGATCCAAAGCCGTGAGCCTGAATTCAAAAAGGCCCGCAGCGGCACCGGACGCGAGTTCAGCCTCAACCTGAAGCACTGCCACGCGATGAACTGAGTGTCACAGGCTGCCAGCCTGTCCAGTCCCCCAAACGATCACCCCCCACGCAGCGCGTGATCGTCTCCCAACGATCACGCGCCTTTTGTTTCCGGCCATCAACCCTCAACCATCAACCATCAACCATCGCCCATGATTGCCTGGCAAACCACCCGCAACACTTACGAGGCCGCCGCCCTCGCCTCGCTCGACATCGCGCTGCGTGCCGTCAAGATGACGCACTACAAAAGCGGGACCGAATACACCGACTGGAACCTCGCCCGCACCAGCAGCGTCGATCCTGATCGGCACGGCCGCGCCTTCATCACCGGCGTCCTCCGGCGCGACTTCAACAACGGCACCTTGCAGGGAGAACTCGCCACCCAGCCGCTGCATCCTTATCTGATCGCCCTGCGCACCATGCACAATCGCTCGCGTCTGCTCGATGCGCAGAAAGGCAAGTCCATGCGTCTCGTCGAGGCCGCGCCTGGCAGCTACCTCCTCGAGCACGGATCTTCAGCCATGCCTACCGAGGCCACCCTCACCACCGCAGATCAAGATCTCGCGCTGGCCCTCATCGGTGTCGGTCATGCGCTCCTCACCCTCACACACAACGGCACCGCGCACGTCTATACCCTGGCTCGTTATGCCCTCGCTGCTGAGCTCACCCCACACGCGCCGCGTGCCGATGCCCAGATCAACATGACCGCGCTCCGCAGCAACGCGCTCTTTCCTGCTCGTCGCTGGGAACCCTTCGCGATCGCGATCCATGCCCTGCATTGTCTGCGTGAGTTGCGCAAGCATCAGCAGTCGGCCGGCTGGATCACCGTGGCGCACAAAACCTACCTCGACAAAGGGGCCGCGTTCCGCGCCGACGCCCCAGGTCACACCCTCGCCAAAGTCCAGCAACGCCTCGGCCTCCGCATCGCATGAGCAGCATCTCCGATAAACAGCGATCCCTCGTCACCATGAAAGCGGCAGAGGTCGATGATCTAATCCGCGCCGGATGGGATATCCAAGTCATCCAATCTCTGTGTGATCGCGGATTCCGCGAATCCTGCCCTATGCCTTACGACGACGGCAGCACCTCGCCCTCGTTCCTGCGCCAGACCACGCTCCCGCATCTTCACATCGTCCTCGAAAAATCCGCCACACTCGAAGACCTCGACACCGCCATCTATGACGCCGGACAGCAGTCCCGGCACCAATACCTCGCCGACCAATGGCACCGCTTCACCGACGTTATGAAAGCCTGGCACCGTCCCCAAAAATCCACCGACCTCGAAGCCCGCCTCGCCAAACTCGAAGCGGCGAACGCAACGATCACCTCTCCCCTCTAACACCCACCCCCATGCACCTACCCACCGACCCCACACCGTCGTCCTCACCGCCGCCGGTGAACCTCACCGACACCGCGCCACTCATCACCGCTGAGCAGCGCGAGACCGACTTCAATCGCCTCTTCGCCTGGCATGGCGTGGAGATCGCCATCACGCTCGCTAACGAGCTGTATTACCGCGAGCTGCGCGTCCACATGAATGCGCCCGCCTTGGCCTCATATGATACCATGGGCGACTTCGCCCCCGAGGCCGCCCGCCTCATTTATTGTGCGCACCTCGAAGCCGCCGCCATCCGCCAACTCCGGCTCATGAGTGCCGAGCTGCAAATCGCCATGCACGATGCCTGGGTGCTGAAAAACATCGCGGTCCATGAGATCGCCGCCGTGTCGCGTCTCGCCCAAGAAATTCAGCATTGCGTGGCGCGTGCCCGTGCCTCCGTTTTGCCCACCGGTGACAGCGTTGACGGCTCGGGAAACTAGCCATGCCACCCGTGACCTGCGAGATCATCTCTGATGTCGCTCAGCTCACCGGGTGGCAGGAAGCCACCATCCAAAACATGCCACTGCACCGCGCCCTCTACTATCAGCTTAAAGCCGCCAATATTCGCGGCATGATGTGTCAGTGGTCGCTTTGACACGCGGATCTCGTCAACCTCTGACGATCCCCCCATGGCAAACGACGCGACAGTTAAATTTGGCTACGACGGCACCGCGCTCAATCGCGGCCTCGCCCAGCAAGAAACCAAGCTCAAAGGCTTCGCCTCCACCACCGAGCGCAGCTTTCGCGGTGCCCAGGCTGCCATCGGAGGCCTCGGCCTCGGCATCCTGGCCCGCGAAGGCGTGCGCGTCGTCGCCGCCTTCGACCGCATGACGCGTGGCATGACCACGCTCGAAGGCAGCGCCACGGGGGCCAAATTCCGCATGGACGAACTGCGCGAGGCCTCAAAACTCCCTGGTCTCGATTTCGAACAAGCGGTGCAGGGGGACATCCGCCTGCGCAGCGTCGGTGTCAGTGCCGAGCTTTCCAAGAAGGCGCTCATCGAGATGGGCAATGCCCTCAGCCTCGCCGGCGGCACTTCCGCTGATCTCGACGGCGTGGTGCTGGCCCTCACGCAGATCATCAGCAAAGGCAAAGTCAGCGCGGAAGAAATCAATCAGATCGCCGAGCGTGTGCCGCAGGTCCGCGCTGTGATGCAGGACATGTTCGGCACCGCCGACACCGAGACGCTGCAAAAAATGAACATCGACGCCGAGACCTTCGTCGCCACGTTGGTTGAAGGCTTCGGAAAACTGGATCGAGCGCAGGCCGGTCTCGATGAAAAGATGAATGACTTCACCGCCTCCTTGCGAACCGCCTCCACGGCTTTGCTCGAAGGCCTCGTCGGCAAAGGCTCCGAAGGCTTGTCTCGCCTCGGGGGAGTGCTCGATGCCAACAACGACAAACTGCGTGAAGCAGGGCAATGGCTCGGCAACACGGCCTCAGGCGTCGCGGAATGGTTTGTGAATGCCGGAGACGCCATCGGCTTCATGGCCGCTGATTTGCAGCGTGCCATCGGTTACATGGGAGACGTTGACGGCCTCGCCAAATATCAAGCCGAGACCCAAGGCATCCTGGAGATGATGCAGGCGCAAAAAGACAGCGTCGAGATCGAGCGCATGCGCACTGAGCAGATCACCGCCAGCACTGAGGCACGCGCAGCAGAGATCAAGCTCATGGACCTGCCCAAGTCCGTCTTGGAAGACGACCCCATCCGCAAAGCAGGTGAGGAAGCCAACAAACCCGTCAGCAAAGAGCAGGCCCGCCTCGATGACCGGAAACGCAAACTCACCGAAGCCGAACTGCCACTCAAAGAGCAAATCGCCGCCGCTGAAGATCGCTTGTTGGAGCAACAGCAAAAAATCGAAGAGAGTGCTGCGAACATCAATCAGACCGAAAAGGAAAGCATCGAGAATCAGCATAAGCTGCTCGACATCCAACAAGAAATCTCCGCGCTGAAGCGGCTGGACGAACAAGCAGAAGCCGAGAAAAAGACCCCGGTTCCAACTCCGTCTCTGCCCAGCGTCCCCACCGCCACTCAGACCTCATTCACGCCTCGCGACGAGGCCCCGATGAGCGAGGCCAAAACCTACAAAGGCTACGACGAACAAAACCGCCGCCTCACCGATGGACGCCGCAAAATCCTCGGCGTGCAAACCCCCGACACATACACCGGCGGCAGTATCGCGGGTCCATTCCGTCCCCTCTCAGCGCGTCGCGGCTCCCTGACACCTGGCGGTGGACTCGATGGATTTTACGCCCGTCAAAACGTCGGCAGCGGCAGTGGCAGCATGAGCATCAACACCAGCGGTGCGCGCACCCAGCAGACGGTGAATGCTGCCCGCAAAGACGACCTAAGCGCCAAGATCGACCGCACCAATGAACTCCTCTCCCGTGGTCTACTGGGCAGTTAACCATCAACCATCCACCATCAACCATCAACCCAAGCCATGACCCCTGCATTCTCCGTCGGCACCCTCCCACTCTGGCGACACCCCATTCGCGAACGCACCGCGTTCCGTGGCGTTGACACGCTCGACGGTGCCTACAAGACCGACCGCAACACCACGCTCGCCGTTGGCGATGTCGTGCCTGGCTACCCAGGCATGATCATCATCGCACTCGATAAAATCGACAGTGGCATCAGTCGCGAATGGCAGATTTCCGCCGAAGGCTCACTGGATGAAAGTTACCCCACCAAAACCCTTAGCCGTGGCAAACGCCGCACCATTGAAGCCGGGTGGGACGAGCGCACCGTGCGTTACCTCTCGTGGCATGCCGCCTGGAAAGCCTGCACCGGCGATGCTGGCAGTAACGTCATCACCTGCGCTGCCCACGGCTTCCCAAATGGCAAACGCGTTTACTTCACTCGCCTCAGTGGCGGCGCAGGTCTCGTTCCGCAAAGCGACAGCTCACTTGGCACCCCGTATTACGTCATCGACCGCACCACCGACACGTTCCAAGTCTCCACCAACGTCGGAGGTGGCGCGGTGGATTTCACCACCACGATGACCGCAGGCGAGGTCATCGCGGGCGAGTTCGCCCTCGGCTCACCGCACCCCAGCTATCCCTACATGCACCTATGCGAACTAACCGTGCAGGATGAAAACAATGACTGGGCGGTCGCTGACTGCGTCTATCGCGGTTACGAAGAGGCTAAACCCTACCACCGCATGATCACCGTGAATGGTCAGCAGTTCAGCAGCTCGGAAAAGCTCACCATCTCCATCACAAATGGTTGGTCGGACCCACGTTACACCAATTTCCACCTGCCCGAGGTCGTCGTCACCGACACCTACCTCGTCGGCTCCGGCACACTCCCCACAACGTCGGTGCCCTCGTTCAGCACACCTGCCAACGCACCAAGTATCCCAAGCTACGTCATCACCAGCAGCGACATCAATAACCTCACTTACAATTTTCCCTACGGTTGGACCATCGTCTCCACCCCGCACCAGGCCACTCTCAACAGCCAGATCTCCGCCATGGTCTATCAAGTCGTCTATCGCTACATCTGGCCCGTCATGTTCCGCTAACCTTTCACCTATCAACCCTCACACCATGACCCCCGGCACACTCGAAATCGAACTCCGCTCCTTCGTCGCACACTTACTATCCCCACTCCTTGAGGATGGCAAAAGCCCCATCGTCAAACATCAGACGATCAAGGACCGCCCGCTCACGATCCGCCTCGGCATGCGTGTCGCTGGGGTCGATCCCGAGCACGTGCGAGCCTTGGCCAGTGACGGTAAAGCAGTCAGTGATGCCTGGCTCAAACAATGGCCGCTAAACACTCCTGGCGTGCGCGATCCCAAGTCCGTGAGCATCGCTAGCGACGACAAGCACGTGATCATGGACGTCATGTTTTTCTCGATGCAGCTCGACACTCCTGACGCACTCACCCCTGCGCAAGCATGAGACAAGAACGTCCCCGCTCTCGTGCCCCACGCTGGCCCTCCGGCCTGGTCCCGTGGAAAAAAACCGTTGAAAGTTTTCTCGAAAAACTAGCGGCTGCCGCAGGCATCGAGATCGAGATCATCGGTGCCACGCGCTCGCAAGGCGGCTCTGCGCTCAGCTTTAATCTGCCCAGCAGCGGCACGGGTGCCACAGCCTTGCCGCTGTATGTTTCCAGCAGCGGCATCATCACCCCTTCGACAGTCTTTGGCGTTATGCCCACCATTGGAGGCGCGGCCCTCAATGAAGATCCGCCGCCTGCCTTATCCATTCCCTCCTCCGGCACGCGGCACGTCGTCATCACCATCAGTGGCACACCTGTCACAACCACCTTGAGTGGTCGCATCTTCATCCACAACCTAAACTCCATTTCGGTAACCATCTCACTCCAGACGACTGCGCCGAACTCGTCCGACCAGGTGAGCTCCACCGGCACCTACAAGTTACTCCTTGCCACCTTCGTCAACGGGGCAAAAACCGCTCAAATCGGCCATGGCCCCATCACCGCCGGGATCAGCGACGACCTCAATGGCACCGGCACCGGAATTCTAAGTGTCAGCTATACAGCACCATGATTCACGGGAAACTAGTCATCGACGTGCGCTCCTCCTACGTCAGCGTGGAGACCTGCCCCATGTTCGTGGATAGTGAGGTCACTGATAAAATTTACGGCAGCAGAGCTACCGAATACACAACCGAATTCGGCTCCTATACCGACACCTCCACGGTCGCGGCGGAGAATGTCGGCGACTCTGAATCCTGCCCCACATTCGAAGGCAGCACCACCTTTGACCCTAACTATAATGAGCCAGATGGCTACGGAGAGATCATCTCCAGCACCACCACCTACAGCGCGCCCGTCACCCGCTCCACCGTGCGTGGCGACCTCCCTGCAATAGACTGGAGCGAGTGGGGTTTCAGTGGCCTAAGTTACGAGTCATCCAACGGAGGGCTCTTCGGGCACCTCTATAACTACGACGCCGTGATCTCTGCCAGCACAGGCCAAGCAGTCAGCGGAGTGAGTGGCACCGGCAGCACTGGGACCATCATCGCGTCCCGGAGTGACGCCCAGGTGCGGTTCCGCATCCACACACCGCTCGCCTGCACAGTCGTCTATCAGATCGGCTCACAGTTTATCCCGATCTATGGCGACGGACAACCAGAAGAAGACATCACTTGGGGTGGCGAGATGACCGTCATCGTCACCGAGGAAACCATCGTCACCCTCCCCGTTGTAGAAGACCACACCAAATCAATCCGCCTCAGGCGCATCATCTGGCACCCGTGGACGTGATCACCGTCCTCTGAATTGACACGCGACCCCTCGCGTGATCCTCACGGCTTATCTCAATCTCCGCACCGGACAGCTCACCAACAGCCAAGGCGGCTTTGGGCCTTTCGGCGATGTCGAGTCCTCGCTCGGCATACCCCCCCCTGGTGCGCTGCGTCTCCAGCGTGGCGACAAGCCCACGTTGCGCATCCGCGTCTTCGATCCCTGGTCGAGCAACGAGGCCGTGCGACTCGACAGCGGCACCACACTCGTCGCCGCGCTGAAAAAATGGGACGACCACAACAACATCAATCCCCTCGCTCAGATCACTGACGACACCTGGGATAAGCCCGCTAGCCTCACCGACAACGTCGCCAGCGACCTCACCGACGACCCCGGCGGTTTCTACCTCGGCACACTCGATCTCAGTGGTGATGACCTCGCTGCATTGCTGCCCGCAGGCACCAGCAGCGTTTACACGCACCTGCAAATTCAGACCATCACCGAGGACGTCCCGCAAAGCAGCCAATGGGTGCCAGTGCTCATCCTCTCTGACGTGGTGCGTCCGACTGACAACGCCGTCGCCATCAGCTCGCAGCCATCACCCTCCGCCAAGCTGTATTACAAGGAGATCACCGCGCTCACCGGTGGCGGCACCACCGCGCTCGATGGGATCAGCACCCTCGGCAAAACACTTGCACTCGTCGAGATCTACGTCGCCGATGAGCTGCAAGACTGGCGCTTATTCGCAGGCACCACCGCCGAAGACAGTGCCAACGGCATCGTGCGTCCCGACGACTACAACGCCACCACCAACGCTCAAATCTGGAAACGCGTCCGCTAAAAACTCAACCTCACATGACACAGATCGCCCGCATCATCATCGTCTTCGGCCTGCTCATCAGTGCGCTCCACGCCCAAACCAAGAGCGTGATCAAGAACGTCAACGGTAACACCATCACCGAATCACTCACCATCGGCGCAGGCAAGACCCTCACCATCGCCAGCGGTGCCAGCATCGTCGCCGCCAATGGCAGCACCCTCACCGGCTTTGGTGGCAGTGTCACTAGCGTAGCGTTATCGTTACCCTCCATCTTCAGCGTCAGTGGCTCGCCGGTCACCGAGAGCGGCACACTCACCGGCACACTCGCCACACAATCTGCCAACCGCGTTTTCGCCGGTCCATTAAGCGGCGCTGATGCCGCCCCCACTTTTCGCGCCCTGGTCGCCGCCGACATGCCGAATTTAAGCAGCACTTACCAACCACTTGCCACGCCGCTTACGTCACTGTCTGGCCTGGCTGATGCTGCCGGTGTGCTCAAAAACAATGGCTCGGGCACCTTGAGTTATCAGGCAACGAGTAGCGGGGCGCAGGCATCCAATGATGGCAAACTCGTGGAATACGGGAGCGGGGGCTCGATCTCCGCCACCATCGTGGCCAGCATGTCAGAAGGGTCACAGGCACCCTACACGCAAGTGTCTCCCACCGCCTTTTATTTTGCGCCGTCTTTTGGCATCACGGGCACCCTCAACACTGATACGCTCACGACCAACCGCACCTGGACCCTGCCTAATAAGAGCGGCACCGTGGCGATGACCAGCGACATCACCGGCACGAACAGCGGCACCAATACGGGTGACCAAACCATCACGCTGACAGGTGACATCACCGGCTCTGGCAGTGGGAGCTTTGCCACCACACTCGCCAACAGCGGTGTGACCGCTGGCAGCTACACCAACACCAACCTAACCGTAGATGCGAAGGGTCGAATCACCTCAGCGAGCAATGGCAGCGGCGGCCTCACCATTGGCACCACGACCATCAGCGGTGGCACGGCTGGCAGGCTCCTCACTAGCGGCGCGACGGTGGGAGAGCTAACGCTCGGCAGCGGCGTGAGCACGTGGTTGATCACTCCATCTAGCGACAATTTGCGCAGTGCGCTGACCGATGAGTCAGGCAGTGGTGCTGCCGTGTTTGCGACCTCTCCAACCCTAGTCACACCGGTGCTAGGGGTGGCATCGGCTACTGATCTCTCAACTTCCGGTCGTTTTTTTGGTGCGTCTGAGCCGGGTTACCCGCAGTTCACAGAGACAGGCTACCCAGGTAACGGCATGCGGGTCTATTCTGACCGCCTTGATTTCTGGATCGGGTCGTCAGTCCTCTTAACAATACAGGCGGGGACATTTAATGTGCCCGCACTTACATGGACCGCTTCAAACGTGAGCTTATCGGCTACGTCAGACGGTGCTGGGCGATTAGTTCAAAAGTCCGGCACGTCCCCTATGAGCATCTCTGTTGCTAACACCTACACTAGCTTCACGAACAAGGAAGAATTTGAAATCGGCTGGGTCGGAAACTCGAACGTTTGTCGGCTCAGGCCGATCAAAGGCAGCGGTGGTGGCAGCTCACGCAATGCTGAATTTCACACAACCGAGACCGGCGTGAATTGGGGCAGTGGCAGTGGGTCCCCAGAAGGTGTCCGCACGGCACCAGTCGGCTCATTATACACACGCACCGATGGCGGCACCAACACAACGCTCTATGTCAAAGAGTCCGGCACGGGAAACACCGGCTGGGTGGCCAAGTAACAAACCAAAGTAACAAACCCAACTAACAAAATATGAAACTTCTCCTATTCACCCTCTGCGCCTCACTATCGCACGCACAACTCATCCCCACCACGGACGCGCAACCAACTACGGCCAGGCTTGCAGCCGAGAGCATTGTGAACGCGATCAACAACGAGATCACGCATCGCGTCGCCGTCCATAAAATCGCCTTCGAGACGCTCTGGAAAAACACACGCGAAGGGGCCACACCCGCCGCGATTCTGGAGCAGCTCGGCACCTCGGCGGTGCTCGTGTTTCAGTTCAGCCGCGAGAACCTCGACCACATCGACCGCTGCGCCAGGCTGGTGGGTAAGACTCGCGCAGACTTTTTGAGCGATGCCGAATGCACTCCACCGCACGAGCTGGTGTATCACACCGATGGCCGAGTGACAATCAAACTCTGATCGCACTCTACCAAGCTCTGACCATGGAACCCACCCTCATTGCCAAAGCATTCGAAGTCATCGTCTCCACTGGCCCCGTGGCCATGATCCTGGTCGTCGCAGTCTGGTGGCAAACCAAAGGCAACCAAGCACTCGTGACCGAGCTCAACAAAGAGCGAACTGATCGCCTCAATGCCATGGATCGTGAACTCCATCGCCTCCGCGACCGCAGCGACCGCTGCGAGGCCGACCGCATCGAGCTGCACAAGCAACTCGCCAATTTACTATCCAACGCCTCGCACGATCGCCATCATGCGTGAGGCATTGACACGAGCGCAGTGGTAACATGAAAAACTACCGCACCACTCTCATCGGAGCCGCGCTCGCTGGCCTGTCCTTCCTCGCCATTTATCAAGGCAACGGCGGCGACCTCGCCAACTGGCAGCAGTGGCTCATCCCCGTCACCATTGCGGTCTTGGGCTACGTCGCCAAAGACGCAGGCGTCACTGGCTCCCTCAAGCTCCTCCTCGGCTGCCTTTGCCTGCTCACGCTGCCGAGCTGCACGACCTCTGCCAATGGCAGCAAAGCATTTCTGGGCCTCAGCTCACCGCAGTGGCTCGGCATCGGCCAAGACGCCGCCCGCTCCGCCATGCAGACTGCTGTAATCGGCTACAGCCAGCGTCGGCTCGTGGTGGATGTGACCAGCGGTAAATGAGCCACCGCCCATGAGTATCACCGCCGACCACTGGCTCGACTCCGCCCTGCGTCGTCCCATTGCCGGCGGCGCAAAAATGCCTGTGCGTCGTTTCCTCGTCATCCATTTCACCGCCGGAGCCAGCGCCGAATCCTCCATTGAATTCTGGCGAACGCCCGCCGCCAAAGGTGCCTCCGCTCACCTCGTCATCGACCGCGACGGCACCGTCTATCAGACGCGCCCCTTTGACCGCACCTGTGGCCATACCGGCGTGTCCCAATGGCAAGGCCACAAAAACCTCAATGCCTGCACCATTGGCATCGAGCTAGCCAACGCAGGCGATGACGAGCGGCTCACGAAGCGTTGGTCAAAACATCCACCCATCGAAGCGCGGCACAAAAACGGTGGTTCGCTCAAGAAGTGGGAAGCCTACCCACTGGCCCAACTCGCCGCCTGCGAGCAAGTCGCCAAAGCCCTCGTCACTCGCTACAAGCTCGACGACATCGTCGGTCACGACGACATCGCGCCAACCAGAAAAAACGACCCCGGTCCCGCCTTCCCCTTGGCATCCCTCCGGCAGTCATGTGGCTTTTGAGCTGGGTGTGTAAACAGGGTGTAATCACACCCGTCGCCACATTCCCCCAGTAAATGCAAGGCTTCGAATCCCCTTATCTCCACCACCTCAATTTGGGGCTGGAGGCTTGATTTCACTAGGGCGGGAGGCTCAAAGGGGTGTTTGGGCTTTGGATGCCGTTTGTGGCTGTTTTTGGCCTTTTATAGGCTTAAAAAGGGTGTAAAAGGGTGTCATGCGAGAGACGAGTCAGAGTGTGAAATATGGCGGGGTGGAGGCGCGGATTTCGCGCCGGGGCGATGGGCGTTTTGTGGTGCGGTGGCGGGAGGCGCGGCAGGGACGCTCGACGACGGCGATGACGCGGGAGGGGGCGCTCAAATTGGCACAGGCCAAGGTGCGGGAGTTGGCCGGCAAAGCGGGATCGCGCATGGTCTCGGTGATCGAGGCGGAGGCGGTGCAAGGACTGCTGGAGATTGCGGGGGCGAGGTCGCTGCATTCGGTGGTGGAGACGGTGCGGGATGCGGTGCGACGTTGCGATGGTTTGGCGAATGTTTCGCGGGCGGTGGATGCCTGGCTAAAGGCGGGGCATGGGGCACTAGATCGAACAACGATGGCGGTGGCGGTGCCGCGTTTCTTGGCGCTGCATGCGCGGTCTTCGTGGGAGCATCTGGCGGGGCTGCGCAAGGAGCTGGGGGCATTTGTGATGCGCTATGGTGAGGTGTCGGTGTGTGACCTCGACGTGGAGATGCTGACGACGTGGATCGGGCGACCACGTGAGGATGGCGCAGAGATCGGAGCGCGATTTTTTAACAATCGCTTGGCGTCGTGGAAGACGTTTCTGAATCGGTGTCGCGAGTGGGGAATGCGTGCGAGAGGTGAGCCGCATCCGGCGGAGGTGATTAAAAAACGAAAGGAGGCGGACCCGGTGCCGGAGATTTTTAGCGTAGACCAGGCGCGGAAGATTTTGGCGCTGATTCGTGCGAAGGAGCCGCAGTGCTTGAACTATTTTGTCATCGGCTGCTGGATGGGGCTGCGTCCGTTTGAGATGCGGCGGATCACCTGGGCGATGTGGGACTGGGAGCGCGGTTATTTGGACCTAGGGCCGCAGGTGGCGCTCAAGACGATGCAGCAGCGTTATGTGCCGATCCCGGAGAATGTGCGGGCGATGCTGCGCGGTGCCAATGCTGACGCACGCTGGGGCAAGAAGTGTAAGCGTGCGGCAAAGCATTGCGTGAGGACGACGGATCAACCGCACCTCATGCGACTGCTGAAGGCGGCGAAGGTGATGAGCGTGTGGCCGCAGGACATCATGCGGCACTCGTATATCTCGTATCGCCTGGCACAGGGGCATGGACGCGGCCAGGTGGCTGAGTGGGCGGGGAACTCCGAGGGGGTGATTCGGAAGCGGTATCGAAGGCCGCTGCGGAAGGAGGACGGGGAGGCGTGGTTTGCCATCGGGATTGAGACGCGGATGAATTCATAAAAAAAGCCGCTCGATTGGAGCGGCTTTTTTGTGGGCGGATTGAAAGGAGGTGGCGCTCAAAGCGTGCCTAACATCCAGCGTCGCAACAGGATGCCACCGATGACCACGAGGGTGATTAGGCCAAGGCTGAGCAGCCTGTCGGGCCACGGGCTGGGCGGTGGTTCGAGCGTGAAGTGGCAGGTCGGGCAGAGGGTGCTGGTGCTGGCGACGTGATTGCCACAGGCTCCGCAGGTGTGCTCGACGGTGCGAATGGTATCGACCACGAGGCCCAGCAGCATGGCGAGCAGACCGAGGGGCCAAAAAAGAAACAGCAGCGCAATGCCACCAAAAAAGAAACAGAAGGCGAGGATCTGCGCGGTGCCGGTGTTTTTGACGCGACGTTTGATCAGCGCGGTGGGGCGTGGAGTCGGGGTATTCATTGGTGGAAACAAATTTATGGTTTACGGTGTTTTTGTTCGGACTTTTCTTTCACCCAATCGGCAAAGGTGATGCCAAGCCGCTCTGTATGCACTGATATACGGACTTATATCTTCGCGCAAGAAAAAAGGAGGCGTGGTTTGAGGTGATATGAGTATTGACAAAGCCGGGCTGTTATTATGGCCTTAAAACCGGTTACGTGTTCGGGTGATGCGATTCCGCTGGACCAGCGGATTCTCAAGCTGGCTAAACGGCTGAAGCCGGGTCAGTGCTATGTGGCGACTGACATGGCGCGTGAGTTTGGAGTCACGCAGACCTCGGTGCTGGGGGCTGCAAAACGGGTGGGGGCTTATGCGTTGCGCGCCGGGGTGCGGGGGATTCGGGTGCGCGGGGTGATTGTGAATCCGGCGCATGTGGAGGTGCAGAAATGAGCTTGAAAAAAGCCAAGATCGCGACGGTGGAGGAGGTGCAGCGGCTTTCGTTTGAGGCGGCGCTGCGGGGGATGCGCGGGGAGCGGGATGAGGCGAAGCGGCGGGTGACGGTGATGCAGGGCGAATTGGAGGGATTGCAAAAGCGATTTGATCAACTGGCGGCGGTGCGTGCGCCGTTTGTGGCGACGCCGTTTGTGCGCGAGGTGCGTAGCTCGGCGAGCGACCAGGGGGTGTCGCTGGCGATGTGGAGCGACTGGCATGTGGCGGAGCGGGTGGACAAGCGGCTAATCGGCGGGCGGAATGCTTACTCGCCGGAGATCGCAGAGAAGCGGGCGGCGGCGTGTGTGGCGAGCACGATTCGGATTCACCGGCACCTGGCGAAGTCGTATGCGTCGCCGGAGATGGTGCTGTTTTTGGGCGGAGATTTCATCACGGGGTATCTGCACCCGGAGCTGGAGCAGACGAACGCGATGGGGCCGGTAGAGGAGGCGCATTTTGCGCAACGGCTGCTGGCCTCGGCTCTGGATGAACTGGCCGGCGAGAAGACGATCAAACGGCTGCGGGTGGTGTGCATGCGTGGGAATCACGGGCGCACGACGAAGAAGATGCAATTCAAGAATGACTATGAGACCTCGCTGGAATCGTTCATTTACTGGACGTTGGCGGATCGGTTTGGATCATCG